TAATCTTAATTGGACTGGCGAACATCAATGGTCTACAGGAAATAACTGGATTAAAGTTGATTATGGCACAAGAGCATACATGACGTTTGATGCTGATGCTTATTTACAATTTGGTGCAAACACTGCGTCTGTTGACGCAAAAATGTTTACAACAGGTAACGGATTTGGTATATTAACTCAAAAAGGTACTTTCTATTTAAATAACACTGGCAGCGGTTCAGACGCAGGCGACGTCATTATAAGAGCTCGCAATTCTGGTGATGATGCTTTAGTTGATTATGTCAAAGCAGATCACGCTACAGGTGGAGTAGATTTATATCACGACGGTTCACTTAAACTAAGAACTACGTCCACTGGGGTTTATGTTGATGGTAAAATTACTAATCTTACAGATCCAACCGCAGCGCAACACGCAGCCACAAAGGCATATGTTGATGCAGAAATTGCAGGTCTTTCTGATAGCGCGCCAGCAACATTAGATACTTTAAATGAATTAGCAAACGCATTAGGCGATGACGCAAACTTTTCAACAACTGTGACAAGCAGTATTGCAACTAAACTTCCACTTGCCGGCGGTACAATGTCAGGCGATATTGACGGTGCTGGAAATAAGGTACTTTTTGCTAATGTGTATTCAACAACTGGTGATTTGCCAAGCGCGTCAACATATCACGGTATGTTTGCACACGTTCATGGAACAGGTAAAGGTTATTTTGCGCATAGCGGTAGCTGGGTTGAACTAGCTAACGCGGCAACTACATTATCAGGTTATGGTATTACTGATGCATTTGACGGGGCATTTGCATCACTTACTAGTACTCCAACTACACTAAGCGGTTATGGTATTACTGATGCATTTGACGGAACATATGGGTCTCTAACAGGTACTCCTACTAGTTTAGGGTTTTCACAAGGCGTTTCCATTAACGAATTTAGTAATGATAATTTACTTAGTGGCTCTAGTGATACAGCAGTTCCAACTGAAGCAGCAGTAAAAGTATATGTAGATAATACCTTCATGCCGAAGACCGGAGGATCCTTTTCAGCTGAAATTGATGTTGATGGCGATGTCACAATTGATAATAGAAATAAACTTAGGTTTGCTGATTCTGGTGTTGATAAGGCACTGATTGGAATTAACCAAGGTACATATCTATACATGGGATCAGAAGGTACTAATTCAGATCCAAGAATAAGGTTTGATGGCGAATCGACTCAGGCGGCAATTGTGCCTACACTCCCTGCAGGTGCAACAACATCAGGTGCTTCTGGATACCTAAACTTAGGTTCCTCGGTTTCTGGATTTAAAGACTTATATTTGGATGGCGGCGTATACCTTGGCGGCAAAGATGCCGCGGCTAATTTGTTGGATGACTATGAGGAGGGGACTTTTACTCCTGTTTTGCGTTTTAACCAAACTAACTATTCTGGAACTTACAATGATCAATTAGGAAAGTATACAAAAATTGGTAATGCTGTTCACTACAGACTTTTAATACAATTAGGTTCATACTCACAAACAGGAGACATAGATATTTCTGGTTTGCCATTTACTGCTACCAGTACTACCCACACCAGCGTTGCAATATACAAGGCACGAGTTGTTCACTGTCAAGGTCTGGTAATAAAAAACACTGCAAAAATAAACCTATATGACATAAATGATGATACCTCAGACAGCACACAATTGACTCATAGTGATATGGGAACAACTCCTTACTTTCAGATTTCTGGGTTTTATCAAACAGACTCATAACCCACTGCATAGCTTTGGGTCGGACAGTCCAACCATCAAAGGAGAAAAACGATGGCACTAACAGAAGAAACAGTAAACGACAAAATAGAGATCGTAGGTGACTTTAAGCACGTTCAGGTGCGTACAGCCACGGTCATCAAGCGTGATGGCGTAGAAATCAGCCGATCCTTTTCACGCCATGTCGTTGCACCTGATGCAGACATCACGGGTGAAAGCACAGAGGTTCAAGCTGTTTGTAATGCAGTTCATACACAAGCAATTAAGGATGCGTGGGCAGCTCATTTAGCAGATGCTGAATAATAACGTGTCAGCAAACTAATATATATAATATAAAGTAGGATGAAACATGAGTGATGAACATATTTCTAAAGCATTAGGTTTAACACCGCTTTCAGAATTGAATGATGAAATAAAAGGTGTACAAGAAGTACAGTCAACAGATGTGCAAAATATAGAAAAGTTTGAAGTATTACCTACTGAAGGTAATGACGAAAACCTTAACGATATGGAACTTGCACGTCAGAATGTTAAAAACATTATTGAACTTGGAGACGATGCAGTTAAAGAAATGGTTGAAATAGCCAAGCAATCAGAGTCTCCTCGAGCCTTTGAAGTTGTGTCGACTTTAATGAAAACATTACTTGATGCAAACAAAGACTATGTTGATATTTCTACTAAAAAGAAATTTGCGCAGGATGATAAACCTGAAAAGGAAACAAATGTCACGAATAATAACTTGATAGTCTCAACTGCAGATTTACTTAAAATGATTAAAGGTGATGATAATGTTTGAGATGATGAAAGGTTATCTCGGCAATAACAATCTTAAAAGAGTTGGTGAACAATTAGAATGGACTCCTGATATGCTAAAGGAGTACATGAAATGTGCTGAAGATCCAATATATTTTGCTAAGGAATATATAAAAATTGTCCATGTTGACAGAGGATTAGTTCCTTTTCAAATGTATCCCTATCAAGAAAACATCACAAAAAAGATTACAGAAAATAGACGCTTAGCTGTTTTGACGGCGCGTCAGTCTGGTAAAACAACCACCGCAATGGCAATCATTTTACATTATGTATTATTTAACGAGTTTAAAACCGTTGCTATTCTAGCTAACAAAGGAGATGCTGCAAGAGAAGTTATGTCACGAGTCAAGTTGGCTTTTGAAGCTTTACCTAAGTGGTTGCAGCAAGGAGTTGAAGAATGGAACAAAGGAAACATCGCACTTGAAAACGGTTGTCAGGTTTTGGCAGGAACGACATCGTCATCAGCAATTCGTGGTAAGTCAGTTAATTTTCTATATCTCGATGAGGTTGCATTCATCGAAGGATACGACGATTTTTTCGCATCTGTTTATCCTACTATCTCGTCTGGCGAGTCAACAAAACTTCTTATGACATCGACTCCTAATGGTCTAAACCATTTTTGGAAAACTTGTAAAGGTGCAAGGGAAGAAACAAACGGTTATCAATACGAAGAAGTTATGTGGTATGATGTTCCTGGCCGAGACGAAAAGTGGAAAGAAGAAACACTTGCAGCACTAGATTACGATGAACAAAAATTTAGGCAAGAATACTGTTGCGAATTCTTAGGCTCCTCAGGAACATTGATTGATGGATCCAAGCTAAAACAATTAGCGTACGATAGACCTATACACGAACAAGAAAACACATTTCAATATTTTAAACCTGAAAAAGACCACAGTTATGTTATGACTTGTGATGTATCTCGAGGAAAAGGTTTAGACTATTCAACCTTTAACATTATAGACATTAGCAAAATGCCGTATCAACAAGTATGCACATTTCGCGACAACTATATTAGCCCAATTGATTTCGCTTCATTTATATATAGAATAGGTAATCTATATAACGAAGCTGCTGTTCTTATAGAAATTAATGATATAGGCGAACAAGTTTCAGATGTTTTATTAATGGATTATGGATACGAAAACTTACTTTATTCCGAAAGCGCAGGCGCAAAAGGCAAACGAATTTCGTCTGGATTTGGAGGAAGAAAACTTGATAATGGAATACGAACTACCAAGACCGTAAAAGCTCAAGGTTGTTCTATGTTGAAAATGCTCATTGAGCAAGATCAACTTATACTAAGAGATTATAATACTTTGCAGGAATTATCACGTTTTTCCAAAAAAGGTCCATCTTATGAAGCTGAGCCCGGAGCACATGATGATTTAGTAATGAATTTGGTTTTATTTGCTTGGTTATCTGACCAAGATTATTTTAAAGAATTAACTGATATTAATACTCTTCAAGCATTGCGTGAAAAGACTGATGCGCAAATTGATGAAGAATTACTCCCCTTCGGATTTATAGATGACGGCGGGGAATTGTGGGAAGACGAA